GTTTTATGTGACAGATAAAGACAGTGTAGATTCCTATGTGGACAACAAATGGAATTTTACATTTGAACGAGGCATCAAGTGTCAAATAAAAGATATGAATATACACATAATGAATAAAATAGGATTGAATAAAATTATAGATGAAATTGAATAGAGGCTTTATATTATTTGTACAGAAGAACGATGCTTGTGATTATCTAAAGCAGGCAGTCGCTTGTAGTCTCAGTATTAAAAAATTTATGCCTAATGAACAGGTATGTTTAATCACGGACATTGATGTTCCAAAAGAATATCAAAAACATTTTAACTTTATTAAAGATATACCCGGAGAAGACCTAGCAGTAGACAATGAATGGAAAGTGAATAATAGGTGTAAAATTTATCCGATAAGTCCATTTGATCAATCTATTGTGTTAGACGTGGATATGTTATTGTTGGAAAACATTGATCATTGGTGGAAACAATTGAGTCAATATGAATTATATTATACAGATAAAGTTAAAACTTATAGAAATGACTGGGTAACAAGTGATTACTATAGAAAAGTATTTGTTGAAAATTCATTACCTAATGTGTATTGTGGATTTCATTATTTTCAAAAATGTAAGAACAATGAAATATTTTTTAACTTGTTAAAAGACATTGTTACAAATTATGAATTGTACAGCAAACGTTTTACAAAAAATAAAACACAATCCTGGTGCAGTATGGATGTTGCCACTGCCATAGCAATAAAAATACTTGGAATCCAGCATAAGGTTTTCAGCAAACATAACAATTTAACGTTCACGCACATGAAACCTAAAATACAGAACTATCAAAGTCAGTTGAATTTATGGACTGAACAACTTGATTACAATATCAATTCGCAATCTGAGTTATTTGTAGGTAATATAAAACAATCTGGATTATTTCATTACGTTGAAGATAATTTTTTAACAGACCAAGTGTTGGAGCATCTACAATGAAAATAAGACCTCCACTAGAATTTGATGTAATACGACCTGAAGTTAATTTTTATTTCCATTTTGATCCGGAAACTGATGAGGTGCTAGGTTGCAGTGTTGAAAAACAAGGTCACAGTGTAGAAATTACAAAAGAATTAGCAGATCAAATACATGTAGGATCAAAGCATTTAGCAGACTACAAAGTTACATTTAAAAATAATGAGTATATTGTGGAATCTAAGTATGTTGTCACTGCTAAAACTCAAACAGAAATAGAAAAAGTCGATCACATAAACAAAACAGTGTATGAGATAGTAAAAAATGATAAAGATTCATGTATTAGATTTATGCTAGACTTAAAAAATAAGAAATGGAATATCAGTATCGATGATGAATTAAAAGACTTGATTCAAAAAACAGTAAAACAAAAAAATAATATTTTTAAATTTTTTACTACACCGGCAGATAACACCAGTGTGCTTGATTATTCATTCAATATCGACTTGTCAGAACTATGCACAAATGGTAATATGCAGATTGATCATAATTCAACTGCCACGCCCAGATTGTTTTGTCGTAAGATTTACAATTATTCATATGAGGTAACGCAATGATTTTAAAGATATCTGAAATGGATTTTGTATTTTTAAGTGTGGATGAGCCCAATGCTGAAAAAAATTTTGCTGATTTAAAAAGAAAGATCCCTTGGGCAAAACGTGTGCATGGCGTAAAAGGCTTTGACACAGCACATAAAAAAGCGGCAGAGATATCTGACACAGAAAGATTTATAACAGTGGATGCAGATACGCAGGTGCATGAAGACTTTCTTAATGTAATAGTAGATTTAAAATCGTTAGGCGTAGACAACACCTATCAATTCAGTTGGTGTGGCAATATTGATCTAAATGGTTTAAAATATGGCAATGGCAGTTTAAAATGTTGGACCAAGGACTTTGTTAAAAATATGAAAACACATGAGAATCATGATGGATTAGAAGGAAGTAACAATAAAAATGTAATAGAATTTTGTCATTTTCCTAATTACTATCAATTCAACGACAACTATTCAACCAGTTACATAGATGGATCTGCTTACCAAGCCTGGAGAGCAGGATTTAGAGAAGGTGTAAAAATGAGTTTGGATAAAAATGTTAGACAAGCACCAAAAGACTTATGGTGGCAAAATTATCAACGATTACTTGTCTGGATGACAGTGGGCATGGATAACACTTACGGCATTCATGCTATTCATGGTGCTAGGACAGGTTGTTACCTTACAATGTGTACAGATTGGGACTTTAGTCAGGCAAATGAATATAGATATTTTGAAAAGTATTGGAAGTTTGAACTTCATGATGACATTAAAGTTGATTTTTATAAAGACAGTATTGACTTAGGCAAAAAGATTACTAACGAACAAGATATTGAACTGCCCATTGAACCATTAACTGTGGAACAAAGCAAATTTTTTAAAAAAGTTTATCTTAATACTCCAAGAATAATGAGGAAAACATTATAATGTACGATATTGTGTTTATAAGTTACAACGAAGCATTAGCAGATCATAATTATAAAACTTTGTGTGAACGATTTCCCATTGCTCAACGTGTACAAGGAGTAAAAGGTATTCATCAAGCACACATTGAAGCCGCAAAAACATCTGTTACAAAAATGTTTTGGGTAGTTGATGCTGACGCACAAATTGTAAATGATTTTAATTTTGATTATGATGTAGATCAATACAATTTAGAAACTGTTCATGTTTGGCAAAGTCGTAATCCTATAAATGATTTGCAGTATGGATACGGTGGAGTTAAATTGTTGCCAAAGCACTTAACATTAGAACTGGACACAGATACAACAGACATGACCACAAGCATTTCTAAAAATTTTAAAGCAATAAAACAAGTATCAAACATCACAGCATTTAATTCAGATCCTTTCAGTGCTTGGAAAAGTGCTTTTAGGGAGTGTGTAAAACTAAGTTCCAAAGTGATCGATAGACAAGAGGATAAAGAGACAGAACAAAGATTAGATGTATGGTGTAGTAAAGGTGCAAATAGACCTTATGGTGATTTTGCTATTGAAGGCGCACAACAAGGTAGAAAATTTGGAACTGAAAACAAAGACAAATTAAATTATATCAATGATTTTGATTGGTTGAAAAAACATTTTGAGGAGACCTGCAGTGTCAGTACATACTACTAGAATACCTTTTGATAACATTGTACAGTTTGGACAAAAAACTATGCTGAATGAAAAAGTATTCAATGTGAGTTGGATACTGAGTAGATTTTGTAATTACGATTGTTCATACTGTTGGCCCTATGCTCACTCCAAAAAGGTGGATCACAGACCATTAGAAGTGTACAAAAAAACTATGGATGAAATAAAAACTCAAGCCAGAAGTAATGGCTTTCACAGTTTTCATTTCAGTTTCTCGGGTGGTGAACCCACAGCATACAAAAGATTTTTACCTTTAATTGGACATTATGCCTCAGATGTTAAAAGTAGATATCAAAGTATTCATATGACCACAAATTGTTCACCAGGAACAAAATGGTGGAAAACTTGGATCAAAGCCACGGAATCTTTGGTGCGTAGAAGCATAACTGCCAGTTATCATCATGAATTTGCTGATGAACAAACTTTTGGTGACAAACTTTTAATGTTGCAAGACGCAGGCGTTTATGTTACAATAAACCAAGTAATGGTTCCCGAATTGTTTAATGAACTGTATGATAGATGTAAAAGGTTTAATGATAGGGGAATAAACGTCACACTAAAGCCACAAAGCAATGAAACTGCCAGTGAAATTGTATCAGGTTACAGTGACGAACAAATTGAACAGATGAAAACAGGATTTGCACTAAAAACAAATGATGGTACCACAGTCGGTCAAATAACTCTTATGGATCACAAAGACAATTTGTATGAAATGGATCAAGCAGAGAGATTCAATGCTTTTGGCTTTAACAGATTTAAAGGCTGGAATTGTAATGCAGGTTATCAAAGTTGTATTGTGCGTGAACCTGGCGGCGAAATAAAAAGAGCATACAGTTGTCATGATGAACCATTAGGTACAATAGACGGAGGTTTTCAATTATTTAAAACACCTAACAAATGTATAACTCCAACTTGCGTTAGTTCTGCTGATAGTAAAATTCCTAAATCAAGACAGTTGGACAAATTAGAAAGCATTGAACGAGATGAAATCATAATGGAAATCAGTCGTAAGCAGTCAAAGATATTCAAAAAGGAAAGAACAAATGTATAAACTCACAGACATCAGAGATGTTCATTTAGAAATCACAAGCAAGTGTCAGGCTAAATGTCCTATGTGTCCGAGAAGAATACAAGGAGGTCCTTTGAATCCTTTCATACATCTAGATGAAATAACATTGGAAACTTTTAAAAAATGGTTTCCTGAAGATTTTATAAAACAAATAGACAGTTTGTTTATGTGTGGTAATCTAGGAGATCCAATTGTTAGTAAAGACACACTAGAAATATATCAACATCTAAGAGCCACTAATCCACGTATTAGACTTGCCATGCACACAAATGGCAGTGCTAGAGATCCAGAATGGTGGAAGAAGTTAGCACAGGAAAAAGTAAAGGTAACTTTTG